CAGATTCAAGTCCATTTCCAGTGGTGACCAAAGTAAATAATTCTCCGTAACCTTTATAATCAATGATGTTCTTGATGGCGACCCCGATCAACCTGTGCCCTTCGATTGGCGCATCCATATGCGATTCATCAATGTAGATTTCCGATTTCCAAAGGGCGAAACCGGCTTCAGTATGACCAATTGTTTCTCCATTACTCACAAGTAATCCTTTCTTGACAAGAGAGGCAACGGTGCCTGGAATCGAGGCCGAACTCGGGTGAGTCATGTGTTCGTAGATATATCCAGCGTCGATGCAATTACACCAAGTGAAGGTATCATCAGCAATTTCGGGAACACCATAATTCATAGCATTCATCTCATTTTGAGCGATGAGCTGGAGGACGGTTTTTTCTTTTTCAGTAATATTCATAATCAATCTTATATGTATATTATATCCTAAAACCCGCGATTTGTCAACATAGAGAACCCGTTGACTATCAAGGGGTTACAAAAGACTTTTGGTACCAGCCTAAAAATTCATAACTAGTTGATAATCAACTAGTTGTCATTGTTCTTTATCTTTTTATTCAGATAATCAAAATACTCATCTCTGCGCCTTTTTAACTCTTCTACCCATTTATCTCTGGGTTCAATGAAAACGAGAGAATCTTCTGTGCCCTCTACAACCATAATAGTAACAATCTGGTCGATCTTGATTCCTGTTCTTTCCTCAAACATTACTGCGTAGCCACATTCTTGAAGAAAATATCCTGTGATCTCTTCTGAGCTTTTGTAGCGACTAGATGTCTTGAAGTCAATGATTGATAATTTACCATCAAACTCTGCGATAAGATCGACTCGACCTGCTAGCATTAATTCATCAGAGTAAAGAGGACATTCCTGCATAACAATGTTATCTACCCTTTCATCCAACACCTTCTTCATTGAATTCCACATCTGAACAACATGAGGCATCTCACTTTCTTTGAGAGCACCTTCTTCATTGTTCAGATATCTTTCTGCTGTGTAATGAACAGCATTACCACGAGCACAAGCATGGCGAGAGATTCTATTCGCCTCTTCGGCTCCTACTGCTTTTCTCCAAGCATGAATGTGGTGTTTAGTAGCCCAACCAAGACACGTAGTCATTGAAGGATAATAATTGCCACCTGGCACTTCATATAATCTACCTGCTTTAGTCGATTTAGCAGATAGATTGTAGTCTAATTCGATTGGATTGTGTGTGAATTTTTTCATAATTTATAGATAGCTCAACCAAATACAAAGGCATACAAAAATGCATAGTGAAAATGATCCAATGATCACCTTCTCGTGTAATTGAAGCGGGCCATATTCGCTCTTTTGTTCGTTGAATGATTTTTTCATATTATTGTGAGAGGATAACTGGTCGGGCAGGTGGTTCACCTACTGGGATATTCGGTCTCTCGTCTTTAACATCCATTGTGTAAATGACTTCATCATCGAGATTCGGTCGGGAGCAGCTGCAGTAGCAGTTACAATGAGTTGTTTCCATTTCGGAAATAGGTTGAGATGTTACATCCACCACAGCGGCTGCTACGATTACTGCGGTTACTGCTCCTGCAATGAAGTGTAGCCAATCATCGATTGTTTTCATATTATTTTTCGTTTATTGTGCACCACAAATAATAACAGATTATTGCTACACAAGCGGCACCAATAAAAACCTGCGCGGCTTCTCCTAATTTTAATGTAATATATTCCATGATTAATAATGTTCGATTTTAGATTGCTTGCCAGCTGCTTTATTAATTCCCTTCAAGACATCATTCCAACCAGATCCTGCTCGTTTAATCATTCCAACAGAACCCTGAAAATTTAACCCTGGGGCACAGACACCTCTCCTTACTGTTCCACCATCTTCGCAAGGACATGGCTTTCCAACAGGTTCATCTCGGTTATCGATGGTGTGAGTCTCTTCCCACACTTTTTCACATTTATCGCAATAGTAATCGTATATCATAAGTTATTATTTATGGAGTTTAAACCAATGTGGTGTTTCTCTATTCTTCCAAGTCATCGAGAATCTTTTTTGTTTTGTCTGATAGAATTTTTGGTATGAACCAATGGGGTCATCGTAATTCATACACTCGGGGTTAGAGCCCATTGCGAGAGCAAAGGGCGTCATATAGGATTTCTTGATATTCTTTGGTATATCTTTTAGAATATCAAGAAGTTTAGTCTCTGATACATGAACCTTTCCATACCGATAAGTATATTCTTTGCAAAGACACTTAAAAAGCTGATAGTGCCATTTGTAATTCATATGAGATTCCATTGTCCATAATGTAGATGGATGTTTCATATGAACAGCCTTGTATAGTTTATTTTCTCGGTCATCGGGTAATTCCCAATATCGTGACATTGTCTTACCAGAAACTGAAGAGCGCCTTTCTTCTATACCATCAAGAACTCGGTGGGCTGTCGATAGCATTTGTGCTGATTCAAGAATCATTTTGACCACATGCTTATCACAGTGCCATTTGGCGGCAACATCTGGTACAGGAGATAAGGCGAAGATATTCATAATGTAATATTATATATTAAATCTCAATTATTTCAAGAATCTTTTTCTTAAATCAATCTTGTGATTTCTCTTTTCAATTGATTCAAGCCTCCCTTTGAGAGATGATACCTCCTTTTGAAGATCACCAATGATTTTCTTTAATTCAGACTCACTCATTTTACCAGTGTGGGGAATACAGACTTCACAAGGCTTTCTGATACACGAGAGAATTCTTTCTCAATCTTCTTATCCTTTGCTCGACAGATGATATTAGCATCTTCTTCAGATACACTCTCCAAAATAGAAATGAAACTAGATTCTTTCTTCAATTTAGAGATAGAACTATTGACTACACAATATCCAATGCGCTTGATGATATTATCTAATTTACCTCCAGGCGCTTCATTCACTGTGAATGGTGGTTTACCTGAAGGCAGATCAAGCTTGATCGAGGTATCATAATTTAATTGTAATACAGTTCGAAGTGAAAAAGAATCATTTTGCTTCAAGATGTCTTGTCGCTCTGCTCTAGTCTTCGCCTCCTGTATACTTGTGAATATTTGATTTAAGGTTTGTTCTTCTTTTTTACTCATTGTTCTATTTGTTTTGGAAATCCTGCACTGCTTCAATTAGCATATTACATCTTTTTGTGACGAGATATGTCAGAGTATCCTTGTTTCTTTTATTTGATTGTGATTCGTATTCTTCAACGATCTGATCTGTGACATCCTTTGGAATGAATGACAGATCAATTACTTTCTGATTGCGTTGAAAGTTTCTTAGGGTTTCTTGATCCATAACAGATGCAAGATCATCTTTGCTCTCATACCATTCTTGAATCTTCTTGGCTCGCAGCGGCTTTTGGCGAAGTCCATCAACGAATGTGTTATCGGGGCTTAAAATATTGGGCACACCATCACTGGAATCACCCTTGCATGTGTGTTCGAATCGATAGTATAATGGATCATCAACTGTGATCAAACCTCTTTTCATAGGGCTGAACTGTTTTACATTGCTATACCTATGTAATTGGAGAAAGTCTTTATCCGCGGATACGATCATCACAGGCTCGCCCTTGCCGAACTCTTGTGTTCCATCTGAAAGAACTGCAATGATATCATCTGCTTCTGCACCTTTCACATATACAACTGGATAGGGTAGATATTCTGTTAGTTCCTCTCTCACAAGGTTGATCAGTCGAAAGAATTCGCCCCAATCTAGAGGTGATTCATCACGGGTCTTTTTGCGACCTGCTTTGTAATTCTCATAAACAGTTTTGCGCCATGAACCTCCATCACATGCGATAACTGTCTGACCGTATTCCTCTCGGAATTTTAGATTATACATACGAATTCGGTTGAGAATCATATGTCGAATAAGACCTTCTTCAATTTCTTGAGGTCGGTCTTGAGAGAAGATTGCCGCGATGGCGATGGCTGAGTAGTCTATAATTGTCATAATATTTTTTAATATGTATATATTATATCATCTCACATCATAATGTCAAATCTTTTTTACAACATGATTTCGGTGAATTTTACATCCAATGAAAGCATTATGATATTCATCTGGCTTGAAAAGAACCTCTCTATCAACTTGTTCTTTCAATTCCTTATAGGTCAGTTCTCCTTTGGCTTTACATAGATGCAGTATCTCTCGGTCGAAATGATCTAAACCATTCTCCTCTACAAGAGACTTTACGGTTTCACTAGAGCCACAGTATGTTTTCCAATCAGACTCTTTTAGTGATCTGCGCTTTCTTTTCTTACCTTTGAGTGGTGGCTTAGTGACCTTGGAAAAGAAGTTCTTCTTCCCAATGTATTTCATTCCTGTTACTTTATCAGTTACAATATAGACAAAGCCTATATTATCTCCTATCATTTCAGTCGTGAACTCTTCGCCTTTATAACTCCACATAGAGTTATTTATTCACATATTCCTTGAAGGATAATAGCTTCCTACTGGATATAATTTCGAAAAATGTTTTGGCTTCTGGTCCACTCAAACGATTATAATCGAACTTCACAGAAGAATATATTGGTCTATAATGTAGTGTTCTTTCTTTTGGAACAATCAATAGCTGTCCTGTGGTGACCATATCATTCTTTTTAGTGTTCCCTGTTCTAATAGGGTTCATGAACACATCTTTATCTGGTGATTGTGCTAAAGCATCAATGAGTTCGCCAGGTTCTTTTAGATCAGCACCTATAAATTTAGAGGCATATTCTAATCTCTTCTCACTGCTTTTTCTAGCTCTGATAAGTCTATCATCTGTCGGATTGGGGTGATATCCCAATTGAGTTAACATCAAGCCATGATTGGTTCTGCAAGAGAATTCCTTTTTAAGTTTTTTGGTCTTATGGATATATTCTCTTGGAGTCTCTTTGGTCGAATCTTTTTTCTTTACTGTATATCCACCTTCTAGAATATAACAAGTGTCTTGATTGAATACATAAGTTGCACCAGCGAGATTATTATCGATAAGAACTTTGAGTGCGGCTTCTGGTGTCTTTTCCAATAGTGCCTTCCGCATTGTTTTTCCATCAGGTGAATAATAACCAATATCGTTTCTTTTATTCTTTCTCTTGAGTATTATCTTATCACCTTCTTTTTCATCGCTCTTGACAGAGAAAGAAGCAGAGATGATTGCTACACCATATTCATTGACTCCTTCACTCCACCTACTTAGTTTATCATCGATATATAGTCGTTGAACACCATTGCGATTAGATTGAACAACCTCGATATCTGTCTGATAATTTCGGTCGCGGTTTTTAACGCCGACCCAACCGAATTGATTCAAGTATTTTACACCTATAGTACACATATAGTGTATTTATATGAAAAGGTTATTATAGATAAATCTATTCTTCTCCAAATTCTTCATCTTCTAGATCTTCTAGATCTTCGTAATAGCCTATATGGGCAGAACCACAGAATGGGCAGTATTCTGGTTCGAGTTCTTCATCAACCTCGTCCAGTTCTATTGTGAATTTTGTATAACACTCATCACAAAAATATGTTTTTCTGATTATCATTATGCTTCGCAAGATGCGCAGTTAAGTAGATTACGAGATAGTTCCTGTGAAGGATTGGTCCCACGATGGTAGTAAAGTGTTTTTACCCCTTGTTCCCAAGCAAAGATGAGTAATTGATTTACTTCTTTGACTGGTGTTTTTGGGTGGATCATTAGATTGATTGATTGTGCCTGATCGATACTTTTCTGTCGAATCGAGGTCTGTATAATAATTTCTTTTTGAGCAATTTCTCCAAAAGTCTTGAATACACTTTTCTCTTCATCGGTTAAGAATTCTAGATGTTGTACAGATCCACCATTCACTAGAATCGATTTCCAAATTGTAGCATTATTCTTATTATACGTATCGAGCACTCTTTCCAAGTATGGATTCTTATATGTGAACTTACCTTTCGCTAGATCTTTAACAAAGTAATTACTGTTAAGAGGTTCAACACTCGGCGATACTTGACCAAGGATAAACGAACTCGACGTAGTAGGAGCAATCGCCATTGTGGTTACATTGCGACGACCATACCCTTTCAGTAGTTCGGGTTCACCATATTCTTCCGCTAGCGCCGCAGATGCATCGTAAGATTCTCTTTTCATATAAGAGAAAATGTCGGTAGTCAGTTGCTTTGCTTCGAAACTTTCGAATGGTATCATCTTCGATTGTAGATAAGAGTGCCAACCAAGAACTCCTATGCCTATCGCTCGTTGATTCTCAGCAAACTTACGAGGCGCATCCATATATGGCATCCCATCTGTTTTGCGAATGAATTCTGACATCACCGCATCGAGGAAGAATGTTAATACCTCAACTGCATCAGTTCCTTTCCATTCATCGTAATGAAGAAGATTCATCGATGAAAGGTTGCACACAAATGATTCATCATTACTTGATGATAGTGCGATCTCCGAGCAAAGATTAGAAGCATGAATTTTCATCTTCTTATCCTTATAAACATCTGGTGCATTATCATTCATTGTATCAGAGAAGAATAGGTATGGATAACCAGATTCAAATCTCTTTTGTAGCACCTTGCCCCAAATCTTGCGCTTCGGTTTATCACCTTCAATCATGCTCTTCATCCATTTATCCGATATAGTGATACCGATAGATAAGTTTTGTATGGGGTTGCCATCATCACGAATTTGAAGAAATTCAAGGATGTCTTTATGCTCAATTGGCATATATGCGGCGAATGAACCTCTACGAACATTGGACTGGGAAACAACATTGGTCACTGTTTCAAATAACTCCATGAAGTGCACAGGTCCATTTGATTTACCTCCAGAAGAGATTTCTGCGCCACGATTTCGAAGGTCTCCAAAGTATGCAGATGTTCCTCCACCCATCTTAGTCATCATGCCGACCTCGGCTTGTTTTGTGAGAATTGACTCAAGTGTGTCATCCACATAAGAACCAAAGCAAGAGATTGGTAAACCTCTCTCTAATCCATAGTTTGCCCAGATAGGAGAAGATAATGAATACCATCCATAAGACATATATTCTTCAAACTTCTTAGCAAAGTTTCGAATCTTTAATTCTTTTTGCGCAGACTTTGCGATAGCAGAGATTCTATCTTCGGCCGTTTGCCCTTCTTTCAAATATCCTCTTTCAAGAAACTTGCGGGAGTCTTCATTTAACCAATAGTATTTTTCCATAATGTATATATCCTAAAACAGATCGTCTTCGTCGTATGATTTGTCTTTCTTTGAGTATTCTGTTGGGCGCTTGAAGAAGAAATCAGTTGCAGTATTTCCTAGCACATCCTCTTCGAACCATTCTGTTTTCTCTAGTAATTCTTGATCAACATCTCCAAACACGGGTTCAATGCCGATCTGTGTTAATGAATCATTGAGTCTATTCTTAATAAAATTCTGTAAGATTGGAGTTGAGAGATGTTCTGATTTATAACCATTGACTGACCATTCAATGATCTTTGATTCAGCCTTGAATGCTTCGATACATTCAGAACGAATCCTCTCGATCAACTCATCATCAAATAACTCTGGATGTTCTTCCCTAATTGTATTCACCAATTTCATTCCAACCATAGCATGAATCAATTCTTCTTTTGAAGTATATGCAACTTGCTGCGCTGTATCTTTAAGAAGATTGCGGAAGCGATTGAAATAATTGATGGTGTAGAACTGCGAAAATAAAGAAACATTCTCTACATATAAAGTAAAAAGAATGAGCGAATAGACGTATTGTTTCTTGGAGTCTTTATAGTGCTTCTTTAGATACTTGCGCAAATACTTTACACGATTCTGAATGATATCTAGTTTTAGATTCTCCTCAAAGACATCTTCCATATCTAGGACATCAAGGAGTCGTTCATAAGCATTGTTATGGATAACTTCAACATTAGCCATAACATAGCCAAGGTCTGTGATAGATGGGTGGGGAAGGTTCTGACCTACATTAGCCCAAAAGGTTTTTACAGCAACTTCGATCTGACCAATAGCAGATAAAGAGCGAGTGACCATATCTCTTTCTTTGTCGGTTAAGTTGACTTTAAAATCTTGTATGTCAGATTGAAAATTAAATTCTTTGTCTGTCCAAAATCCATTGTGCATCGCTTCAATGAATTGTTCTGTCCATGGGTATCGATCTGGTTTGCGAGAGATTTGTTCTTCGAATATCATTATAGTTATACTATATACTATTTTGTGAGGTTGTAAACATTATAATTCAGTTAAATGGCTCTCATTAATGAGCCAATTATTTTATTTTTACTACTAGGGAGATTATAGGTAATCTCTATAAACCATTAGACGATCTTTGTCTAATCGATCTCAAAGCACCGTTGGTGGCATCTCTGAGAACCAGGACTGAACCTCTGTTCTTTCGGGCATAGTCGTATATCTTCTTCTGATTATCATCAGTTAAATCAAGATATTTTGCCCATCTCTCAAACTTATTTCTTCCAGTTTGAAACCTTTGAAAAACCTCAGTTGGAACATCAAAATCTCTATATTTTCTTTTCTTAGCTTTCATGGGCTTGACTGGATCAAGGGCCACCGCTGATGTTGTCATCTGTTCTTTTTCTTGTTTCATATTAGAATGTTATATCGTCCTGTGTAATATATATACTTTGCTTGGTTTTCACATGAAATCCCTTGAATATTTTTATGTCAAATACTTGACCGACGGGTTCATGTTCTTCAACTATAACAGTTGTATTTTGTTTGGCAAGTAATTCACCATTCTTCAATGGTAAATCCTTGGTTAAAATGTATGTACCAGAACGAAGTCTATTAGAATCTTCTACGAGAAACCAATTGCCCGATTCGCATAATTGGTTATTTTCATCGATTTTTAGGTCTGTAAATTCATTAAGAATCTTTACCAATTTCTTATCTGAAATATTTGCTTTCTCTTTGATCAGCCAAAGAGCGGCGCCGTATCTGGCAATGGTGCTTCTACCGCCAGGAATCTTTGCCATCAATCTTCTGATATTGAAGACCAATCTATGGAATGTACCATATGCTTTTTTCTCATCCGATGTTTCGGGCGATTTAAGTTTGTCCCCGTCGGCATCAATGATTCCCTGTTTGAAAGCATCCGTCTTCTCATAAGGCATTGTGAGTAACCTTAGGAATCGAAGTGTGTAAATGAAATCTGCTCCTCTTAAAAACATATATTATAGTGATTGTAATTTTTTAGCGATATGTAAATCAATTTTAACAAGGTCTTTCTGACCCGGTTTCAGAAAATTTAGATATATTAAAAATGTCTTGATTGCGGGCCAGTGTTTTGTTTCTGTTCGATAAAAGAGCATTTGTGTCGCCGCTGGTCTTTCAAAAACGTTATAGATTGTTATAATATGGTTGAGGAGAAGTCTTTCGGCTATAATACCAGATTTATCATATTTTCTTAGCAGTCTATTAATATATTTAAATCTTTGCAAATCCTCCTTGAAGTCTTCTATACCCAGACAGGCTGAGTTAGAATAGTGGTTAGCGGCATATAACTCGAAGTTGTCATCATTTAATTCATTGAACATGAATTTATTTATACTTAATCATTAATCACTAAATCCGATTTTAGTGAATATTATCCGTCAAGCTCCTCTGCTTGTACTCCCAATACGAATAGATGGAAGTCGGCGGTATCCTTCTTATATGGATTCTTATCTTTACCCTTTGATTTGTAACCAGCCTTATATGCTTTAGAAGCTTCTAGTTTCTTAGCTAGTTGCTTATTATCGAAAATTTTAGAAAGGATAGAATCAATATCACCTTCGGGAACCTTGGTGTTGCCACCCTTGACAAATACATCGGGGTTAACACCTTCTTCGATATCATCTTCGAAGATTTCTACACTATGTATCTGCATGAAATCATATTCACGTTTTGACGTAGTTTGTTCAAGGAGAATCTCTGTTATTGTGTCTCTTATATTTTTCATTATGGGTTTTTGTTTTTGATTCTATCTTTTTCTTGTTGCTTAATTTTAGGAAGAAGCTTCTTAGCTATCTTTGAAATTGCGGCTTTCTTTTTATCTAGCTTCTTATCAATTACTGCTTTCTGTGCAAAGGATAACTGATTATATGGCGCTGTCTTTGCTAACTTTGATCTGAGTAAATTTTTTGCGGCTTTATCCGCTCTCGTTTTTAATTTCTCTGGGTTAGCCTTCTTATTCATCGCAATCTTTCTCTTAATTGCAATCTTGGGTGCTAGTCTCTTCATCAAGACCGACCTCTTGCGCCTTTGTTGAACAGTAAGTGCTTCGTTATAAAAGTCCGCGAATGATTTCATATTTCTATTTCTAACATGGTTTGTTTATTAGGATATTTAAATAATTCTGTTGAAACTGAGTTTTGGGGTTCGACCACAATTAATTCCCCATCTACATAAATTATATTCAGCATATGGTATGAACCGGGCCTGCCTCCTACAAAACCGAATTCTTCTTTATTGTGAACAACCATCTTGCCAACCGCTATATTTGTCCCCCATTTATGATTATATAATTCAACAAAGGCTTTGAATGCATTGGAATAATTATCACAGTCAAAGATTTCAAAGATGAATATTATGTCATTATCAAATATGTACCATTCCCATGCTTTTATAATAGTCTTATACTGTTTCTTTGTGATGTCATTATATTTACTGTCTCTGAATCTAATACTGTATGATGTCAGATTACTATTTGATATGATCTCAGCCGTAAGAGCGCCTCTTCTTACTATTGCACCCGGCTCAGGTATATCATCATTTCCTTTCTTGAAGATGCCCCATCCTTCTGTGGGTGGATTTAAATGTTTCGCCTCATTATCTGGGTTATATTGATATGAGGCAATAGTCATAGTCTTACCCAAATTCATTGAGAGGATAAAATAAATCCCAAGGACTGAACCTATAACAAAAGGCAAAAATTTCATAATATTTTTCATAATCGTGATTACATATTAGCGGATGAGGAAGAATAGTGTGCCGATGCCGGCGGTGATAATTGTTGTTAAGATTGTCCAAAAAACTCTATTCACAAGCATTACGGTATTTGTATTATCATGTGTTTCTTGTTCAACTAGTCTTACTCTTTCCTCTATGGATTCAAGTTTTGAAAGAGTGGATTTGACAGTTATATCGATAGATGATAGCTTTTCCTCTGCTCTAGCGAGGGAAACCACTGCATCTCCAATTCTCTGTAGGTCGGTTTTTTCGGCCATATAATTTTTCGGTACGAGATAGTTATTTCTTTTTACAGAATTGTTTGTATGCTTTCTGAATTACGGAAGGCATCATTGTTAGATCAATGTTGGCTTCTGCAATAAATTCATTGATATTTTCAGGCTTTTCTCCAAGAGAAACTTCTACCACTCTAGTAAGTCTCTGATGTGCCATACTATTCTCTTTCATCTCTTCACCTTTTGGACGATCTTTGGTATTGGATGGATAATGAATTCTTACGGGATTATTACTTATAAAGATTAATTCGCCATCGGCATCTAGACCAGCCATGGTATAGTTACCATCTTTCATTTTAAGATCATTCATAGGCCCAAGTTTGATAGCGCCTTGTCTTACATTAGAAATGAGGGGCTTGAGATTATGTTTCTTGATAAGTTTTTCTCTTTTATTATCATTATCCTTTGTTCTGATCCAAGCCTTTTCTAATTCCTTAAATGGAAGTGCAGCTTCTTCAAGCTCAATTGATTCAAGCAGCTTGCGATCCTTTAGTTCAGACCTTACAACATTATTTGGAGCTTCCATATTGGATGGAGCACGAACTCCAAGGAGGGCAGTAAGACCTTGTGTTAGATCAGCATCCTTAATCTTGCCAGATTCAATTGCTTTTACAATGTTCTTTGTAATAGTAGCGCGTTGATTCTTCTTTACTGCATCGCTCATGATCACGATCTTTTCAACCCAAGATTTCAGAGATTCTTCACCCTTTTTAATAGAGTACATACCTCTATGTGTTTTAACCTTGATCGCTTCTTCAAGATCAGCTGCTTCCTTAACTGGTTTGATTCTAACGTATTTCTTTTGGATTGCGTTGCGTTTCCAATCCTTCTTATTAAAGTTTCTGAAGTTTTTAACTTCATCATATTCATCATAAGTCAGTACATTTGTCTTTTCAAAGTCCATATCTCTTGACTCACCTAATACAGCATCTACACTACCACTTGGAACTGTGATTGGATCGCCCTTCATTTGCTTAATCCCTTTCTTGATGGCTTGAGCAGAGTTGTGGGCTTTTACGTCAACTGTTTGACCCTTAAAGAGTTTACCAGCTTTCTTCGTGATAGTAACTGTCCACCATTTGATTGCTTCTTCAAGGTCTTTATCAGACTCCTTTACAAACTTGGTGATCTGACCTTTTAAGATCTTCTTAGCTGCATCTGCATGAGCCTTAGATATTTTCGATTCTAAATCAAGATCTTTCATCTTCTTAATCAATGCGTCGGCATCCTTTCCTCCTTTGAGTCTTAGCGCTTTAAGAACCGATTGGACTGTTGCACTTGCTTCTTCAAGATCAACAGATTCTTCTTCAAGCGCTCTAACACCAAACCTAGGGAAATACCTATCATTTCTCTTTTTCTTAATGTTAGCCTTATCCTTATCATTCGGATTCGCGAATATTTCCTTGGCTTTTTTAAGATCGCTTGCGGAAATTTTCGTATCTTGATCTTTCTTAGCAATTAAATCTCTGAACTTAACAGCAGCGGGCGTGGTCTTCAGTAACTCAATTGCGTGGCGAATATCACGATAAAAAACAGCTTCATCTAGATCAGTTGATTCGACATAGGCATTCAACTCATATTTGCCAGAATCCATGCCATAGACTTGAAAGGCTAGTCTTTTCTTTGTGTCTTTACCTTTCTTGGTAACCTTAACGACATATCGATTAGTCTTACCCTTACTTGGCTTCTTGGGGCCAGTTGAGACTTGATTGAACCAATCATCTTCATCAACTTCAAATCCTTTTTTCTTAGCAAGATCTAAGGCAGCTTGCGATGCGGCTGTAAATGTATTATGATATAGCTCGTAATTAGCTTCTTCAATGTTTGCGTTTTCTTGAGTTTTCATTATTTTTTTAATCTTTATTAATCTTTTTAGCGATATCATCTTTGATCTTGACTGGATATTTCTTGCCTTCAAATTCGAATTCTTTCTTGCCAGCAAGTTTAGCGTCTGCCGCAGCTGCGGTGAATGCATTGCTTTCTTCTTTTCTTTTTAGAATTCGCTTTACAGCTTCGGCCACTGATAGTGTCTTCTTATCATTTTGTTTTTTATCTTCCTTAGTGAATCTTCTTTTCTTTTCTTGACTTAATGCCTTCATCACAGTTTTAGAAGTTGATCGGCCGACATTTTTAAAAATTTTAAGAAGCTCATCTAGCTCTTTATCTGATAGTCTCATATAATCAGATGTTGTGGCTTCAGATTCCATTTCTGGCTTCTCATGTGAATAACCCATTTTCTTCATTTTCATATGATCTTCTGGCTTTTCAGCCTTATATTCTTTGCCCGTCTTGGGATCATACATCATGTGGGGTTCAAAATCTTTTGATTCATCCATGTTCTTGGCAATCTTATCGGCCACATCTTTCTTCAACTTGACCTTATATGTCTTATCTCCGAATTTAAAGTCTTTCTTGCCTGCTTTAGCAGCCTGTGCGAGAGCCCCCATAAAGGCAGGGACATCTTCATCGATTATGTTTTTAGGTATAAATTTTTCTCTTTTCATTATAGTTTTTTGCCCTGGGCTATTCTCTTTGTATTTATAAGATATCTGTTTTGTACCTATCTCTAAATATTCGTTAAATTGTATCATCCTCCAACCTTTGCTGCTAAATCTTTATCTGCGCCATCCCAAGTACCTTTACTCTTAGTTGCGAAAGAATTTACTCTTGCATAGCCCCATTGAGTCGCGGTTGTACCAGGGCGATGACCTGTTTTCCAAGCGGCGACACCACGGTCGAAAACTTGTTTAAGAATACCGTATGAGATGCCAGTTTTATCTGCTTTCTTCTGAAGACCTTTCTTTGTATCTTCATCAATCGGTATTGGTTCTAGCTTGGCTTTCTTTCTAAGAGCATTTAATTTCTTAACAACACCCTTTTGATTCTTCGAACCTGGAACTTCTTTCATGGCTTTACGAAGAAGTTTAATCATTTCGGGGTCCATTGTACCTTCAGATTTAGTATATTGACTTTTAATCCAATCTTGGGCAATCTTTGATCTCGGCTGCTGATCAGTAAAATTCTTCATCTTCTTATAAGCATCAGTTGTTGCCTTTTTCCAATTTGAGCCGATTGAATTATCCACGACGACAAATTCATTTCTGAAGAGTGCTTGGAATTTACCGATATTCTTTTGAACATCTTGCCACATAGATGTGACCTCAGCTGACCCGAGGCTTCTTGATCTTTTTGCGTCGCGTTCAATTGCGGTGTCGAGGTCTGTATTAACAAAGATCATTGCTACATCGTAGCCGATAGCTTTCAACTGTTCGGATTGGCCTTTGATCTTAGCAAAGTCTTTTCCAGTTCCATCAATGATGAGTCCGAGTCGGCCAGAGATATAAAGTCCCATCTGTTTAGCAGTGAGGGCTTTTGCGCCTCTTCTTATCTCTTGTCCTTTTGGAGAAAAGATAAATTCAGGTTCCAGTGTGCCTCCAGCTTTAACAATGGCCTTCTCAAATGCAGGATCAGAATTAACTAGTTTGAGACCAAGGGCACCCAATCCTGTTTGACCCACTGTGAATGATTTACCTGATCCAGGTCCACCCGCGAGGAATACGGCTTTAAAGATTGCTGGATCATTTACACCCTCTTCTACATTATCCTCAGTATCTATGATAGGATTTTTATCTTCAACAAGTGTGTAGCCCAACTTAGGAACATTATTATATCTATCTAGCTCTTGACCGGATGGTGTTTGAATTGATACACCGCCTTTAATCTTTACAATTTTAAGCGAAGAAGCATTTGATCCATATTCTTTTTTCAGATGCTTCTTGAGTTCTGACATAGAAAAGTATTCAGTCTTCTCACCAAACATATCTTTGAATTTCTTAGTATGTTGTGACGGTTTTGTTGTAGCAGATGCATCACCAGGTGCGGGCTTAGTTGATTTCTTCTTAAAGTGTGCGGCTCTTTTCTGTTTTGTAGATTTGGCCATCTCATCACCGTCTGCATCTTTTGCAAAATACTTGGCGGGTTGAGAACCTTTTCGATCTTCAATTTCCTTATCTTGTTTTACCTCAATGATTTTATCAAGGAAATATTTCTTATCGTCAGAGCCGAGAATAAAATTTGTACATCTTTCTACAACAGAGTGCATCTCGCCGCTCATTGTGAGGAATTTGTCACCTACTAGGAAAACATCTTCTGCGATATATCTTTCTCTAATATTAGTCTTCTTTAATTCGATGTGTTTGCGAAAACTTGTCATCTCTTTCAATCCCATTCTCTTTCGAAGAAGATTGAAAACCGCTAATTTGTCGCCATAAGATTTCGGCAAGCCGTTTGCGAATGATTTGAAATCACCTTCGATTGCTGCTGCTCTCATCTTAGAAGCAGACATACCTGAAACATCATCTGCATCTGGGTCTCGTTCGCCCGCAGATACAATCGAGATTCCATCTGGAAAATCATAGAAACCGTGGCGGGCTTGGACGCCATTATACTTGGTTAGTAATTTCTTAAAATCTGAAATTCTATCAGCACCAACAACCATTGTTACTTGTGTATATCCTGCATCATAGAGATAAACCAGAGCATCAATTGCATTCTTGATCTTATTATCTAGAACAATGTTGCGCCCAAACTTAGGGAATATCTTCCGCATCAATTGAACCTTCTCTTTATATTTAAGGGGGTTCTTTTTCTCATCATCTGATTGTGATGCAAAAATTCTATAATCATTACCGATAGCAAGCGAAGCAACCTTGATCAAGAGTTTTTCGTGGCCTGTTGTGGGTGGATTGAATCGTCCAAAGGTAAATACAGCAGCTTTTATTTTCTCTTCTCTGAATTGCTTAAATCCTTTTATGTTTATAGATTCTAAGGTGCGCTTTCTCTTCTGCGCTTGATAAGCAAGAATACCGTCGGGATCATAATCTGTCCCAGCCGCGTTGGTGTAATCAACCACCGTTAAGTCTTTAAAGCTATATTTATCTTTCATGTTATCTTTCCCATCCTTTAATCACATCTTTACTAAAATTGTTGGTAGAGAATTCAAGTCTATCCACAAGTTTTACTGCACCATTGCTTGTCTTATCAATAGCAACAAACCCTTCTGAACCTGTAACCTTGAATCCATTCTTAGTGCGCACAAATGTTTTCATCTGTTTCACCTTATCTAGTTTATTTATAATAATCAGCTTGGCATCTACGATGGCGTTTTGGAGTTCAAATACAAGTTCAAGATTCTTTCTATTTTTCGATGAGAAGAAACTCATGAGTTCTTGCTCCTTCTTATCGACTCCTTCTTTACCCTTTGGTGATTTTCTTTGTAATCTTTCTTTTTCGAATTTGGCCTTGAACCAAGCGATCAGATCATTGACATGTTTTGTAGGAGATGCTATTCTTTCTCCTTTACGAACTAGTGTATTATTAAATGTTTCGAATTGTTGTGCAAGAGATTGATTATTTTCAATCTGGCGAAGAGTCGATCCTGCAATCTTCTGAAATATCTTTCCAGCATCTGTTAGAGCCGTATTAACCTCTAAGGTATCTGCCGCGGTGAAAGTAGCCTTGCCACTCACATCATTATATTCAGCATCTTGAAACCAAACAGAGTCGGTCTTATTCAACTTAGTCATATCAACCTTGAATTTGGCAGTCATGTTTTCGAATGAATCGCCTTCGTATGTTGTATGGAAGACCACACCAATCTTTGCTTTTGCTATCTGCTTACCGAGATTAGAATCCACAGGAACGGAATAAACAATGGTGTTGGGTTGGAATGTGTAATAAGATTGCCCTTCAATGGATTCGTTAGAGACATCTCCAGAGGTAAACATTATGTCACCTTGAATAACACCCTTGATTCCCAATTTCTTTAATTCATTGTATGCGATTATCAATTTGTCCGCAAGATCACCTGATGTATCAGCCTTGACGTCTGCTTCAGATTTATATACCTTAGGATCTTTATTGAAAATACCTTTCTTAGCAACAAAGAATTTTCCATCAGAAGGGTCAATCCCAGCAAAGACGGCTGGTGCACCATCCCATTTAACTGTTACATCATGAGAATTGCTGGCATTACCTGCAAGCATATCTCTTAAAGATCGGAGAGCAAAGATGGCTTCTCTAGCCCCTTTAACACCACCATAGATCACACGATCTTCGATGTGTGTCATATGGGTATTCTTGCCCGACTTATTTTCTAATATATACTGTTTAAATGTTTTCATTAAAGTTTTTTCTCAGATTTTGCTTCGGTAAATTCTCTAAATGATTGCATGTATTTTTCTTCGATAGAAATTTTAAGTGGTGTTGTACCTGATTTATATAGTCTGTGATAATCCATCTTTTTCACCTCGAGAATATCTCCAGCACACATCTCCTTTGGGATTTCATTATCCATTTGGAACATCCAACCTTTACCTTCTAAGACAGTAATGGTTCTATTTTCTCTATCACGGTGCCAAACCAATTCATCCGATTCAATGTTAGATTCAAATGTACGAATCTTTAGTTTGCCTTCTGTTTTATCTGTGTATGGTTTACTCATATTACCAAAAAAAGTTGCCTCCACCTTTTAAGCCAAGTTCTGATGCATATCGTGGAAGATTGCAACTCCAGTAACCTGCTTTTGTTTTATCTTTTTTAGCTGCGCAGTTGTGGCGAGCCGCGAATGATTTTCGAGCTTCGGGATCATCGATCTTAGCCTTAAGACCAGATGTATCACCAAACTGCACCTTGATTACATTACCCTTATCATTTTTTACATAGACATAAAATTTCTTTTTGCCTCCTCTTTTGGGCTTATTCAAATCAACTTCATCACCTTTATATTCTGCTTCAATCAATGGATGATCAAGTGGAACTTCTTCACCTTCATACATTGCAAGTTTACCTATGTCAGTCGATAAGAGATATTCATCAAACTCACTCAAGGGTTTATACATCTCTTGTAGTTGTCTAGCATGTTCAAATAACTTATAATAATTATCTGAATGTGGACGAAAAATATTCTCCGACAGAGGAATCTGATTCTCTCTGTGAAATCTAAATGCTGCTTCTAATTGACTCATTATTTTAAGAATTTGATAAATTTATCGTAAGGTATCTTTTTAGTTCCTTCAAAGTTAAATGAAAATCTACCTGATGCATTTGTACCTGTTCGGAATGCCGTGTAATAAATTTGATTATCTTCAATATCACTAACAACATATAAATCAATATTTAGATATTTTTTATCTTGTGTATTGAGTCGGATGCCTGAGATAGGGAATTGAACATCTTTTAATTTAGCCTTTTTCTTTTCAACATAGTCTGAGGCTGATCCAAGATATTCATATGATTTGCCGCTCGATTTGCCATACACTTTATACATCGGAAGAGATGTTTTACCGAAGTAAACTTCTTTATGCATATCAATCACGGAACTTAATATCTCATCACTATTTGTTGTGCCGATGATTGATTCGACCGAGGACAATGAATAGGAGTTTGATAATAGTTTAGCGACAATATCAATGTTGATTTCTTTAGATGTTCTAAAGTTTGTTATCTCTGTACCAGTCTTATAGATAAGATAGTCTTTTGTATTATATAGTTGTACAATAGTATTTCTTTTATTTTGAACTTCAGTGACTAGTTTATTTGCATTAGAAATACTGATCTTCTCAAGTTTACTATTAAGATTTCCCGCAGCTTTCTTTTCAATGAGAAATTTATCACCTTCGATGTATTGCTCCATCATCAGCATGTCTGCTTTATCTAAGCCAAATAATTTCTGGTATTTGGCGAATACAATGTTCTTTTCTGATTTGGCTGCTTTCTTAAATCTACTAGTTATCTTTAACGCAAAATTTTGTATCGATTTTGCTACTTTTAAATATAACCCTTTTATCTTTTCGGCGGCTGTCTTAAAAATATCGAACACTCCTTCATTCATCTGAAAAGATTCACTAACGATATCTGTGAAATAATCATCGTATGACGGCAACCCATATTTCTGAATGATATATGCTGTTACCTTACCTAACTGGGCCTTGTCTGCGGATTTCTTTAATGAAACTTGAATCAGATTGATCTTACTATTTTTTCCAGTAATAACACCATTTTTATCAAATGTGAATGTATCTGTTTTCATCGCCTCAATTGTTTTACCCGCATCGGCAGATGAGATGATCATATCTGCTGTATTAGCCTTAACACCCGTTATCGCAACATTGTCATTCTGTTCTTCTGCCGCATAATAATCATTGATTCTACCGTGAATAATGTTTGCCTTGAATTTCACAAGAGGCATGAAGTCTGCCATTCCTGCTATAAGACCAATCATCTCAGCAAAATTCTTTGCTGTCATTGTGTCAAACTTAGAGATAAGATTTGATTTGCCCTTTGAATCCCAGTCTTGTCCATTACCCAAGATACTTTTTATATTGGCAATAACCTTTGGGCGGTCGGCTGCATCTGCTTCTACATCTTTATAATATACACCAAGTGCTTGAACGGTTTCAAGTGTGGGAGTATCTTTACCCCAATTAATATCTGAGCCCAATTTTAAACCATTGAAATAGTTATCAACTGCTTTTTCATGCCAAGCAAATGAGCCTACTGATTTTCCATCTGGTGCATCGAGAATCTCAAATGCAGCACGGAGTTGTTGAGTATTATCTCCAAAAATTAGAGCATCACTTGGTATATTAGCGGGGTCTAATTTACTAAAGACGGGGCTCGGGGGTAATTTTAATTTATCTCCTACCTTATTTTCAAAGGCAGAGATTTTATCGGTCTTTAAAGTAAAAAGTGAGCCTGGTCCATATTTGCCAGCACTCACAGTTGCTTCGACAATTATGTCTGAAATTTCTTTGTAATCTTTAAATGATAGCATAGTTCCCATAAAATTAAATGAAGGTGTTTCATCTATTTATAAGATTTCCATTCTTCATATAACACTTTAGAACGTTTCCATGGCTCTTTTTCCCAAGGCTCTTGAGAAGATTTCCAAGATATCATTTTACCTTTCCATCGACTGAAGCCAGCACCTCGGACTAGATCAACTAGTTCACCTCTTGCATACTGTTTCACATGAACCATCTCGTGCGCAAGAGTGTCCATAATCAGATCGTGTTCGACTGCTGAATCCATTCTTATAGCGAATACTCGAGGTCTATGATTCTTATCTTCCCAAATACAGTCACCATATAGACCTTCTTTATCTTTTAGACCTCTTTTTAAGGTAATATTGATCTCAATGTTTTTTATCCTAGGTAATAATCTTTTCAAGAAAAAGAGAGTGGCATCTTCGACCTCTTCTCTGAGTTTCTTTGTCCCACCTATAACATCAATAATTATCATATATGTATATATTATATCTGGATTTAGTTATATGTCAAGGCTATATCTTGAATGATGAATAATCTGATCCTGTCTGTTGAGATTGAGTCTCATTAGAGAGTGTCTGTGCAGAATCTTCAACATCATATAATCTCATCTTTGCCCGATCAATCCCCACGATAAATCTCTTATTCTGAGTTGGATCATTATATCTGTTCTTGAGTTGTTTAACCATCAATTGATTCATACCCTCAAGTTGCTCGGTTGAAATCAGAGCCACCATTAAATCGGCGGTGGCAGGAAGTCCGAATGATTCAGATGTGTCTGTAATCTCAACATCTGTATTTCCAAACCCTGTTCGAGTCACCTGTGTTGCCGACCAGATTGGAACATTGAATTCTACGGCAAGACCACGGAGTTCCTCAGCGATTGCTTTGATATAAGAATACGAATTGATCGAACCACCAAGTCCTTTCATACGAGCAGAAGCAGCAATGTTAAGATAATCGATATAGATGACATCGGGCTTGAAGTCTTTCTTTAGTTTCAATTCATCTAGGAGTGCACGGAAATGACCTGTGTGTGCAGCGGCGGTAGGATATTCCTTGATGATCAATTTGCCATTGGTCTTTGCCTGAATCTTTTGTACCTTGTTATCAAAGGTTTTCTTAGGCATATTCTCAATGTCTTTGATGTCAATATCGAAAAGGTTCGCATCAATTCTCTCAGCAATCTTTTCCTCTGCCATCTCAAGAGTGATGTAGAGCACATTCTGACCTTGAGAAAGTGCAGCTGAGGCAAAATGACACATGGCCAATGATTTACCAACCCCTGTTCCTGCTAAGATGATGTTCAATGTTTTTCTACTAACACCACCCTTTGTGATCTCATTGAATTTCTCAAGATCAAAGGCAAACTTTTCTTCTTTCATATGATAGAAGTCAAATCTTTCTTGTGCATTCTCGATGTAATCGTGACCAACATTCGAATCGAATGAAACACCGAGGGCATTGGAGAGAATCTCAGGTATGGCACCCTCGGTTCTCTCCTGCGATTTACCATCAATGATCTGAATTGATTCCATTATAGCGAGATATACGGCGCGATCCTTGCACCATTTCTCTGTGGAATCAGTCAACCATTCTTCATCAACCTCATCTTTTTCATCGAGGCTCTTAATGAGGGTAACAACATCATTCGCATCCCTTCTTGTTATATCTTCTGACTGTTGAAATTCAATCTCTAGTGCAGAAGAATTTGGTAACTTATTGTAAGAACCAATGAATGATAATATTAGTTTATATACAGGAACATATTCATCTTCAAAGTATGTAACCTTGATATGTGGCAATGCTTTGCGCGTGAATTGTTCATTGTGTAATAAATTACTAAGTATTATCTTCTGTAGGTTCTTCGCCATATTCTTCTTCGTCTTCTTTATCTAAAACTGATGCCAATATATCTCCCATCAAATTATTGAAATTGATAGAATCTTCCAATTCCTTTATACTATACTTTTCATTCCCGTTGTCAATCTGATAATTGAAGTTTAATGTAGCATTATCTGCTTCAGTATCTTCTTCAATTTTCACTTCACCATAGTAATAGACAACACCTTCGTATTCGCCTTCGGTGATTTGAAAGCCATAGAAATCAAGGTCTTGCTTTTCAACAAGTTTGTATGTGGGTAAATTATCCGACATCTTCCTCTTCCTCCATATTCACCTCTTCATCTGGCGCAAGCATTTCAACTGTTCCAACCTTGAATTTCTTTTCGATATATTCCTTGAAATCTGTCGCATCAAAAATGACATCCCAAAAATCTTTCTTCAATGTATCTTTCATACGAACATTACCAGAGAGTTCATCACCAGTTGATGGGTTCTTTGCCATATACCAACCATTCTTTGGCTTAACGACATATCCACCATCAAGAGCGACCTCTGTAAGACCTGACCACTTTTCGATTCCACCTGTCCAAGTAACCGAGATAGGAATCTTTGACTTCTCTTTCACAAACCTTGATTTCTCAATGTTGATAACAAAGTTGTAGCCCATCACTTCTGTTCCAGTCTTTTCTTGGCGGCGCCCAATGATCCAAACATTATCAGCAGAATACATCACACCTGTTCCACCCGATACCACAGCCTTTGAAAACATCTCTTGAGTCTGATAGGTATGATTGACAGCCAATAGTGGAATATCATTCAGAGTAAGTTTAGGAGTAATCATTCGAAATAAACCCTTGAGAGCTTTTGCTCGAGTCATATCAGCGACTGATTTCATATTCTCAGCATCATCAACTTCTTTCTTAGATGCAATGTTACCGATAGAATCAATGATTACGATTACCTTATCATCTCGAGTTATCTCATTCAATTGGTGAACTAGATCAAATTTAAGTTCTTCAATGTTTGTAACTGGGGTGTGTAGAACACGAGATGTGTCAATTCCAAAAGATTCAAAATATGCTTGGGGTGAACCAAATTCTGAATCATAGAACATGAGAACAGCATCATCATATTCTTTTAGATATGCGGCAGCCATAAGGAGGGCAAAGGATGTTTTGAAGTGCTTGGAAGGCCCCGCCAAAACTGTCAGACCTGATGCTAGGCCTCCATCGACCGAACCAGAAAGCGCCGTATTGATCATCGGCACTTGTGTTTTTGTCAGCTTCTTCACACCGAAGAGCTTGGATTCTGACAATACTGCGCATCCCGCTGTGCGAGAGGATTTTTTTAGTTTATCTAATAGTGACATAGTGTATATAATATATTAATCATCGTAGAAGTCAATGATTTATTTTATTCTTTGACAAATAAGCCATTTATCATTTTACCTTTCCTACCCTTGATTACATCATAAGCGGCTTCAAGACATTCCGTAGTTGTCAAATCGCATAAGTTTGAGAGAATGATAATTGTTACTAACATATCGCCGATTCCATCTTTAATCTCTTCTTTATCTTTCTCACCAAGAGCGATTAGAGTCTCGGTTAATTCTTCTTGTGTCTTTCCAATCTGTTTAATCGGATTAGACTTTTTAAGTATTTCTTTTTCATCGGCCCATTCAAGGACAAGTTTTTCTAGTTCTGTGTAAGTCATATTATTTTAATCGGGCTGGGCCTTTTGTAACGAAAGGCATTTTACTTTTTTCTCCTATGTATCTATCGCATGATGAATCATAGAAAAGTTTGAGAGCGACAGATTTGCCAATCACCACCTTCATATATTCTTTGTGTTTATATTCTAGTATTTCACCCTCGACATCTATCATCTTTACCTCTTGGGTGATGATGCACTTGTCATCATAGACTACTTTTATTTCATCATTATTATAATTCATAATTTACTCTACTTCGTAATTAGAATATTTCACTACATTCTCAGAGAATGTATCTTCGAATCCTACCTTATCATGATCCCAACCATTGAAACAATAATCAAAAAGGTGATCGTGAATTTCAGTATCATCCATACCTTCGATCCATTTCTCTTTCTTGACTTTAGCTACAAGTTTATCAAGGTACTCCTCTTGAATCTTACCCAATTCTTGGATAAAGTCTCCAGTCTTGAATGCTTCGTCGT